ATAGGATTTGCGCCATACACACTAAGTATGGCGTCATTGTAATCTTGCAATCCTATTTGTTTTGCGTCCATTAACCTCTAGAGTTTTGTTTTTCTATTCTTGCCTTTTCCTCTTCCAAAAATTTCAAAACCATTGCAACATATATTTCACGTTCCCAAGGTATCATATTATCTAGTTCAGTTAAACTGTATTTGTGATGCTGCATTAAACCAAAGTTAGTTCTATAATAATTCTCTAAAGAATTATGGAAGAGGGCTATGCGAAAAAATTAGACAGACCTTCAATAGTATAGTCACTCGTAACTTTTGTTGCTGGATTCTTAATCTTAATCGTATGTTTTAGTGTAGGCATCGTCTCAAAGAATTTTTGTATGTTAGAGAATTGCTTATTGTTCATGTTCTCAACAAAACTAATAAACTCATCTTCACTGGTTGTTGATTTATCCCAGACATCATCTTCATTATAAATTTTATCAATAGATCTAGCAACAAGTTTAAAAGTATTTTCTGGATTCTCAGCATCTTCAAGAAGTTCAAATGAATCTAGATTTGGATACTTCATTTCAACCCAAAGGTCATCAGTAATTTGTATCTGATTAGTATGTCCTTCTGGAAATTGAACCTGAATATCATCGATGTTAATTGCTACAGAAACTTCAGTTTCATTATCATCAGGACACTTCAAAAGCAATTCAATTCTTTCTCCTACAGATTTACCTCTGATGTTTAAGAACAAATATTCAATGTCAAATGTTGCTAAAGAATCAACATCGATTCCCTTTGTTTGTACACACGCAGAAATGATATCTTTCATTGCCGAAGCAATTTGAGTTTCATCTTCAGATTCTAAAGCCATCAAAAGAATCTTCTCTTCTTTAACTAGGAATGGACGATATTTAATTTTCTTTTTAGTTGAGGGAATAACCAATTCATAAGTTGGGTTATTCAAAACAGGTAATGCCATAGTTATCTACAAAAAAATTACAATTACTATAATCTATCTAGGTACTCAAAATAAAAGGATACTTGAATTCTTACTGGTTGGTTTGGTCCATTAGAAAATGACAAATTATTCATGCTGTATGGAAAGGCTTTATGTGCAACAACAGTATTCACTACACTATGAGTGTTTCTAGAACTTACTTTACCATCTATATTAAAAAATTCTCTCACACCTAAATCTCTTCTGTTTGGTTCCAACTTAGATATTACAATATCTGCACAATAATTATCATAATATTGCATAGATGAATAAGATTCCTTACTATATCCAGCTGGTCCTTGTCTATTGAAAATGTAATCAGACCAATTTTGGAACACATTATAAGTTGTATGTGACATATCTAAAAGAAAAGTCAAACTCAATTCATTGAATACTTTAGTGTGAGCATGACGAATATTAATTCCCGTTGATAATCCCTTTACATCTCCAGTAGCAAAGCTAAATCCAGGTATATTGCATTCATCACAGAGATAACTTAACTTTGTTGCTGCTCTTCCTGCTGATGCCTCAAGTTCAAATACAGATGGATCTGAAATATTATCTAAACCAAGAGTTGTTCCCAATCCAACTCCCATATTTGAAATAGAAACATGGTATTTATTAGATGAAGCTAGTCCGTAATTACCAACAACATTTTTTAGTATTGTATCTATTTTCATCTAAATAAGTTGGGGAAGTTATTAATATTTATTGTATATATCATGGCATATTCAGGAAAATATAGACCATCTTACCCCAAAAAATATAAAGGTGATCCCACAAACATAATCTATAGAAGTTTGTGGGAATTAAAATTTATGAAATACTGTGACTTGAATGAAAATATTTTAGAATGGGGTTCTGAAGAAATAATAATACCATATAGATCTCCAGTCGATAACAGGTATCATAGATACTTTCCAGATTTTTATATCAAAGCACGTACTAGTACTGGGGTGAAAAGATACATCATTGAAATAAAACCTCAGAACCAAGTTGATGAACCTAAGGTTCAAAAGAAAAGAACTAAAAAATATATCAATGAAGTGGTTACTTATGCAGTAAATCAAGCTAAGTGGAGTGCCGCTAGAGAATATTGTGCTGATAAACAATGGGAATTTAAAATCTTAACAGAAAAGGACTTAAGGATATGAGCGTCCTAAAAGAAATTAAAAAAGAAAATGCATCAAATAGAAACGAACAAAGAAAGATAGCATTCAATTATCTATTTGATAATGCAATTGAGTTCGACGATATTGAAGTAGGAACTTTTTACTTATTTGAATACAAACCAAAGTATTTAAAACAATTAAAACATTGGGACAGATATCCAATGGCATTGATTCTTGAAAAATATAACGATGGTGTTCTTGGTGCTAACTTACATTATACAACTCAAAAAAATAGAATTCTATTGGCGCAATCATATCTAAATAAAAATATAAAAATAAAAGAACATCTACTACATAGATATATTCCAGAAAAAGCAGACAATATCTTTTTTAAAATAGAAGATAAAGATCTTGTTGATTATGCTGCTCTAAATATTGAACAGTTTTATGATTCCAATAATAGATTCTTAAGTTCCACGAAAATACAGAAGGTTTAATAAATGCCAATAGGTTATACACCTGCAGATCTATACGGACCAGCTACTAGATTTACTCCAGGAGAATTAGGGTTACCTTCTGCAACTCCAGGGGGTCAAGCGACTGGGGTTGGTAATGGAACCGATAGAGCAGGGCAAGCAGGAACTAGAAGACAAGATAGAAGTCCCAGTGGTGCTGGTGGTAAACCAATATCTACAAATAATAAAAAAGATTCTGCAGAAACAATAGTAATAAAAAAATCATTAAAGGATGCTGTTAATGTTGACACCCTTTATTACCCAAGAAATGCAGCAGGGTATAATTATTTAATTTTTGAAATTTTCAATTACAAAGCTGCTTCTGCATTGGAAGTAAATGACATAAGACAAGGATTAATAAAAGGTGGATCTGGTCTTACGCAATTTCTTCCAAACTTTGAAGGTGAAGATACACAATCTGGATTAACAACAGGAAATAATAATAACAATCCAACTGCAAATTCAGGTAAAGGAAAAATATTTTTATATGTTCCTCCAAGATTAGAATATAATTATGGAGCAGGATGGAATAAAGTTTCTTTTGGTTTATTAGGAGCTGCAATTGGAAATGGAGGTCTTGATGTATTTACAAGTTTAGCAGCAGGAGCATCTCAAGCAGCAAATAATTTCACAAATGATATTCTAAATCAAGCTGGTAATATACCAAAGACAGAGGGTATAAGTTTAGATTCAGTTATAGGTGGTGCATTTGGTGTTACATTTAATGACAATACTCTGCAAACATTTGATAGGATGTCAACTAGATCATTCAATTTTGAATATGTAATGCTAGCTAGAAATGCAACGGAAGAAGCAGACATCAAAAATATCATACTGAAATTCAAACATGCAATGCACCCTGGAGCGAAACGAGATAATAGTAACGTAAGTTTATTCTTAGATTACCCATACATTTTTAGAATAACTCCTGCCACAAGTAAAAATAATATCCATGAATACATACCAAAAACAAAGTATTGTGCATTAACAAGAATGTCTGTTGACTATACACCAAACAATACTTTCAATCCAACTCCTGGATCATTTGTACATGCAGTGAGATTAAGTTTGGCATTTGAAGAACTGACTACACTAACTCAATTAGATCTTTTAAACGATACTTACTAAGATGTATTTCACAAAACTTCCAGAAATATTATACTTAAAGTATAATAAAAATCCATATGATGGAAACTATATTTTAATTAAAAATATATTTTCAAGGATCAAAATCATTGACAATATAAAACCATCTGCTACTATATTTGATGATTACTTTGTAAAGAGTTGGGAAAGACCAGATACAATAGCAATGGACTATTATGAAAATCCAAAATATGATTGGGTAATTATACTATTAAATAATATTACTAACATATATTCTGATTGGGTAATGCCTGATGGTGTCTTCAATCAATATGTAAATAAAAAATACCAGAACGTCGATGATATACATCACTATGAAACTTTAGAAATTAAATATAAGGATAAAATCATCATGCCTTCTGGCAAAATAGTTGAAGAATCTTTTCAATTCCTAATGCCCACTGGTACATTTTTAAGTAAATCCCAATCAAGAATCGGAGTTTCAAATTACCAGTATGAAGTAAATTTGAATGAAAAAAGAAAAGAAATAATATTATTAAAACCAGAATACCTGTCTGAGTTTGAAGAGATCTTCCAGAAGGAAATTCAATACACTCCAAGTACAGAATACATAGATAGGAAATTAATCCTAGCATAAAAAAAGGGGGCATATGCCCCCTTTGCTTTAGAAATCTTCTTCAGCAAGTCGATTGAAGTAACTGAAGTTATCCTCATCATCACTGGCGCTAGGCGTGATACTAGGAAGATCAACGCTAGAACGTCCAACTTCTTGCTCCATGAATTCAGTTTCATAGGTTTCTCGATCAACGCGAGGAGTACCTTTCTTACCGAGAACCAGATCAAGACGATTCTGAAGTTCCTCATAACTCTTGAATTGATCAGGAGCAGTGAACTCATTCAGATCATAGATTTGATTGAAGATCTTTTCAAGTTTATCATCACTGAAGTTACCAAGAGTACCAGGACGAGCGAACTCTGACTTGTCATAATTCCAGTAACCAGCAACCTTAGTGATCTTCAGTTTGAAGTCAGCACCTTCCCAGAAGTTAAAGGGATCGATTGCAACTTCATCAGCGAAGGATGGTTTCATTGCTTCACAAATCTTGTCATGGATCTTTTTACCATACTTATAGATGAAAACCTTTCCTTCGTTATCAGGATTTGCAGGATCAGAGATCACATAGATGTTGCTGTAGTAAGACAGTTTACGCTTCTGCTTACGAGCAATCTCTTTGTCAGAATCAAGACCGCTGTTCCAGAGTTGGCGATTCATTTCTCCAACAGGATCTTGCTTACCGATAGTAGTCAGCGAATTCTCAATGTACCAACCACCAGGACCCTGGAAAGCATGGGACCAAACTTGTGCCCAAGGAAGATCTTCTGTGGTCTTAGCAGGAAGGAAACGAATCACTGCATAACCGTTACCAGATTTGTCCATCTGGGGTTTCCAGATTCGATCATCAATGTAACTGCCGCCTTCGTTGAGTTTATCTACTTCCTTGGTGAGTTTATCAAGAAGGGAACCTTGCTTTTTGAGTGTTGCGAAAGACATGTGTTTGTATTCTCCGTATTAAACGTGTGGTGTGTCGTATTGACCGTATTATCATAGCAGAGGGGGAGGGTCCTGTCAAGCGTCTTCCCCGTCGTTGAGGGGATCAAAATCTAGGGACTCTCTCATCATTTGGATTGAACGCTTTGCATTTTTAAATACATCAGGTCCAATCATATGAGATGGGATGCCCATCTCTTTTGCTTGTATTCTAAATTGTTCTTTGAACTCTACAGCTTCTTCATCATCAGAAAGACATACTCTTGTATAAAGTATCTCCTGTTTATCTATCAATGCATCTATTTGATTTACAATTTGTTCTCGTTCTTCCCTAGAAAGAAATGGGAATACATACATCTTCTTTGCAATCTCTTGATAAAGAGCTTGCATGTTTTTCATTTCATTTTTTACTATTTCGGAAGAGAAGAAACTCATGAAAGTATTTGATTTGCTATAGTGGACATAGATTTCATATTCAAATTTAAGAATGGATCATATTTTTTGATGAGGAGTGAAACCTCATTCCAAATAAAATCATTCTCTAATATTCTATCATATCTATTTACAAAGTTTGTAATCCTATTCAGAATTACCAATGTCTCTAGCATGATTGACTTACCCAAATACATCCTCAATACTAAAGGGTGCTGAGTTGTTTTACATCTGAATGCTTCGTTGATATCAGAAACATTCATCATTAACTTCTCTAGATCAGATCTAAACAAATAAGAAATACTTTGTACTTTCCTCTGCCATTCCAGATAATTATCATCTGTCATGGAACCAATCCAAAGATTTGAATTGGCAACAAAGTTTGATACAAAGTATTCCTTTACTGTTTGCCTATTATATTTTTTGGAGATCTTTTCAAAAAAGTAACGGTCATTTCTTTTTAAAAAGTTTTCAACCGTTACTTTTGTTTTTCCATCAAATTTAAAGTAGTCATACTTTTTAGAACCAAAGTGTAATTTGATTCCAGTATACACTTGATACGAATCAAATGCAGTCATAATTTAAAAAGATAAGATTCCTCTAGTTGTTTTCTTAATGTAATTAAGTTTGAGAGCTTCTGCTCTAATTTTTTCTTTTAGTGTTGGTCCAATTAACTTGGCAACTGATTCAATTTCAATGTCTTTATTTTCACAGAAGTATACTACTGCGTCAATATAATTCATTGACTTGTCACTCTCCTTAACCATTGTTTCAATAGTTAAGGAAAATTTATTCTTATCCATAAAGTTATCATCAAGTAATTTGTCTATGTCTGTCATTCTTTTCTTTGTACTCTTTTATGTAATCTACTAAAAGAGGCACATAGTCATCAGGATTTTTAATGAATACCTGAGGTTCTCCGCTTTGACAAGCGATGATAGTAACAATCTGATCGACCTTAATTCCAGATCGTTCCTCATACATTTTAACATATCCTGTCTCTTGGACAAAATAATTTTCAATCCATTCTTCTTTCTTTTCTTTGCTGGATGTTTTGAAATCAATTACAGATAGTTTACCATCAAACTCTGCAATACAGTCAACTCTACCAGCAATCTCATATTCATGACTAAAAAGAGGTGCCTCTTGAAAATGTATATTGTTAATCCGATTAAGGATTGGTTTTGCTTGAATAAACAAAACCTTCGCCATATATTTATCTTTGAACTTTTCCAAGTTCAATTCATTATTTAGGTAATCTTCCGCCATACTATGAAAAGATGTACCTACAGAGGCAGCTTGTGTTGATATTTTATTTGCCTGTTGATCTCCTACACGCTGTCTCCATTCTTTAATAGTATGACGTTTCCGATAGGAGGTAATTGTAGTGATAGATGTATAGAATTTATCCTCACCAACAGGATAAACCCGTTCACCGTCAACTGTGGTTGCAACCATCTCGTTGAGGGTGAACGGAAGTTTCACATGATTAAAGTTCATCAAGTCCCAAATGTAGTTTGCTAAGAATGTAACTCTTGATCAGACCAGAACGTACAATGTCATCAATACCAAATTCAATGTTGGCAAATTCATCCATGAGTTCAAGAATCCTCATGAAATCTAAGATTCCATTCTTTTCATTGGTCTTTACAAGATCGGTTTGCTTAACATCTCCACAGAAAATAATTTTAGTATCAGTACCAACACGGGTGATGATAGAATCAAGTTCATGGAAGTTAAGATTTTGACATTCATCAACCAAAATGATTGCGTTGTCAAGGGTAGTTCCACGGAGGAACGAAGTGCTCCAGAATGAAATAGTATTCTGTGCCTTTAGGTTATCATACAGCATATCGAATGCTGGATCATCTGGCATTTTGAACATGTACTTAACCATGTTCTTATATGGGATCTGATAAAGGTTTGATTTATCCTCATGATCCCCTGGTAAAAATCCAATCTCTCTAGTTGGAACAAGAGAGCGAACGATATAAAGTTTTTCGTAAGGAGTATTCCCAGAAAGAATCTCTCTTAGTGCAAGATAGATTGCAACAAATGATTTACCAGTTCCTGCACACCCATACATGAAGAGATTTTTACCTTCATTGTATGCCTCAAATACTTTCTCTTGTGTTTCAGTAAGAGGTTCTACATCTTTAAGATGTTCAATGTTGATTGGCTTTTTGCGTCTCATTTGTTTAGGAGTGCTATTTACAAAATCAAAACTGGTGTCCTTTCTTCTTCTTGCCATATAGATTTAAGTTTCGATAGTAGATCCGTAGTTTGCTTTTTTGATTCCTTTTAGGACATCTCGCCATCCATCAGGACGTTTATCTCTGATGCCAGCATCACTTACAACTCCAGGAAAATTATTATGAAATTGTTGTAGGTGCGGATTGTCTTGTTTGTATTTATCGAGATCATGGATACTCATGAAGATTTCAAATTCTTCATCAGTTTCTATATTTCTAAAGTTATAAGTTGGCATGTTACCACTCCAATGCTTCAGAAACTGTTGGGAACTGTTCTTTAAATACCTCTTTGCATTGCTCAGCAATAATCATGTGTTCCTTCTGGGTGCCATGAGCAGAGCGGAGATCAATGTAATGGATCCACGAACGGCAGGAGCCAGTCATGTAGATCCTTGTGGGGGTTGCTAGGGGGAGAACAAAACGAGCACACTCTTTGGCAACTCCCTGATTCAAAAGACGATTATAAAGTTGTTGTGCTTTCCCAAAGTGTTCTTGGATCTCAGATTCCAAAACAAGTTTAACATATCCATCAAGATCATCAGTAGAATTTTGACGGTTCTTTGTATCCTGACGACGAAGTTCTGGAACAGGAATATGCTGCGACAAAAGATTTGTATCAGCATATCGTTGGGAAAATTCTTGAAATGTGAATGAACGGTGACGAAGGATCTGAGCTGCGATACCTCTAGTAGTTTCAATCTCAAGTGTCATATGAGATTGTTCAAACACAGACCAATGATTATGCTTAATGCAATAACGAAGTAACCCTGCATAGTTTTCGTTATCTTGGTTACTAGGGTTAGACACTCTAGCAACGTATGCCATTGTCTGTTCTGCATCTGGAGTAACTGAAATAAGTTTAACTGTCATATCAGTAACCAAATCCCCCTTTTTGTTCACGTTTGTATTGAATGAGTTGTTCTTGTGCAGTCCTAAGTTCTCTCTTCATGTGCTGCAGTTCTCTGTCACTGTAAAGATAATCAAGCTTTAATGCTTTCTTAATCAATTTGATTTCTTTAGTCAAAGTAATACTTTGTGTCATTTTGCTACCACCTCATTAGACCATTTGATTTCGGGGAATGCTTCTTTAACTACAGCAAAAGTAATTCTATACTTATCCTGAAGTTTCTTGTCTTTTACCAAACAAATAATTTCTGCTTCAGATTCATGCAATCCTTCAAGCAGTTGGATGAACATTTGTTCTCGCTTAAATCGAGTAAGTGTATTTGCTCCTTTGATAAATCTCCAGAGTCCTTTTGCTTCTCGTTCAAGAACAGTATGTTCAGTTCCAATGGGAGCATCATTTGCGTTGAATGGAACTTCTCCTTCTGGAAGATCGGAGATGATACCAGCATCAAAGTTCCATTTCAAAATAGAACGAAGTGCTTGGGTATTGTTGTCACGCAGAATCTTAATCTTTTCTGCTTTTGTTTTTGCGTTGGATGCTTTTTTAATAATTTCTGAGATCAAGAGTTTCATTTGTATTCAGCAAGTAATAAGAAAACCTAAGTATAGCACAGATTGCTATCTTAGGCAAGTGTCAGATGTCTTCATCCTCAAATGGATCAAGATCAAATTCGTCAGTGGGTTCAAAGTGAACACTGATTAACTTGGCAGTTTGGAATGGAATCATGTTTCCATCATCATCTAACATTTCTGGATGGGGTGTTAACGAAACTTGAGATTTGCTTTCAAGATATGAATCTACATATGCATTAGCAAACCATCCAAACAAAAATCCGATCAGTAAACCACCAATAGAAATCAAAGTTGAAAAATAAATGATTAAAGTCGTGTTCATGACTGCTCCCTCCTTTGGAAGATTACTTTTTTCTTTGGATAAAGTTTGTTTATTCTTCCTCCTTAATGTCATGAATTCATCACCTTTATTTATTTCAGATTCAGACATACCCATTTTCTTTCAAGTAACGAACCGTGTCTGTAGATCCTCCAATTACTTTGTCATCAATAATAACTTGAGGAAATGTAGATCCTTCACCAAACTCTTTAATAAATTGATCTCTATCAAAATCAACATCAAGAGTATATGTGACATGAACAATATTCAATTGTTCAAAAAGCATTTTGACCTTTTCACAATAAGGACAATCAGGTTTTGAATAAATTACAGCATTAATCATAAACTACTTCTCCAGATATGTGGTTAATTTTCTCCCAAATGTCCTCATATGCAAGGTTATTATAGAAACCAGTTCTGTACATATGATCTAGCATGTTGGGATCATATCCAAACTCATCAAAAAGATGGAACAGCAGTTTTCGTATCAGTTGTTCTTTTGATTCTGACATGACTGGTAAAGCGAAGAGGGGGACCAATGAATTGTAGCAAAAGGAAAGGGGTCTGTCAAGACCCCTTGGCAATTTATTTAGAACAAAATTAATAATTAATCTTTCTTAGATTTTTTTACTTGTTTAGCACTCCAAGCAGCAAGCATCATGATGGCAAAATAGAACAGATAGTCATCAATCATTACCAGAAAGAAAACTACCGAACCACCAATTCTCAAGTAATCTGGCATTGGAATCTTACTACAGACCCAACGAACTTGTTTCTCAAAGATAAAGTATAGTGGTATGAGTGCAGTGACTACAAACTCACTATACGGAACAACGAAATACAGAGAGAGCAATACAAAGATTGGAAAGTATTGTCTCTCTGGTATCCTCTTCAAGTATGAAACATACAAATCAATCCACCCTTGACGGGTTCTTGGTCTATTTTTCCAACGCTTGAAGAGTTTTTTCATCACTTATCAGAAAGAGTAACGAACTTTCAGTTCTCCACCGAGACCAAACACTTCGGAATCAAAACCATACTCACCAGCAACTTTGAACTTACCAGTCAGTTGATTAGCGATAGGGAAATTGATACCCACTTCACCAACGGCAACTCCTTGACCATCTTGTCCATTACGCCATTCATAACCAGGACCAATTTCTCCAAACACAGTCACACCACCACCAACGGCAGCGTCATATCCAACACGCAGTTCGGTTTGAGCGCCAGTGTAATCACCATCAACCAGAGCGGTAGTGGTCTTGGACTCCACATAAGGAGATGCCATAGCAGGTGCTGCGATCAGAGGAAGTGCAGCAAGAGCAAAAATAGTTTTCATGAATTTGTTATTTAATAAACGACAATGCTTAATTATTTGTTAAGCAAGAGTATCATACCACAGTCAAGAGAGGTTGTCAAGCGATCTGTCGATGAATTTTTTCTGAATCTCTGACGCTTCAAATTCTTCCTTCATATAATCAGCTGCTTTTTCTGGATCAGTATGATCTCCACAAGTGAATACATCACATACAGCAGTATTATTCTCTGGCCAAGTATGAATGCTGATATGACTTTCAGCAAGCATGGCAACACACGTCACTCCTTGTGGTTCAAACTTATGAGAGTTAAGTGCCAGTAGTGTCGAATTGCATACTTTTGCTGCCTGATATACGACATCTCTGACGAATCCTTCATCATCAATCAGATCAGATTTGCAACCAATAAGAGTGAAAAGAATATGTTTCATTTTAAATAAATTTAAAACGGAAAGGGTGGGATTTGAACCCACGGATGCTTGCACATCGCCTGTTTTCAAGACAGGTGCCTTAAACCACTCGACCACCTTTCCAATTGTTCGATAAATTATACCATAAAAAAGGGGGTTTTGTCAACCCCCTAGATTATTTATTATCCAAGCGTTGCCATATGATATTGGGCTTCTTGGAGTTTTCTTTGCTTTTGAATTTGTTTACGGATAACATTCAACCAATTCATTTGTGCCCCTCCTTTACAAACTTAACACCACGATAGGTTTCGTTGTATTGTTGGGGTTGTTGCATCATCTGCTGTTGATATTCTAAACGCTTTTGCGTATCATATTCAACACCACGGTATACTACTTTTGACATTAGGTTTCTCCTTAGTTGTTTAGGTTAAAGAGCGTTCCTTCAGTCAACTTTTGCGTCTAGGAAACAACCTTTTTTAGTAACTTGCTTTACTTCCCAAACAATATCATTTTTTTGTTGGGCATCTAATCTTGGATGAGTGACTACTCTTCCAATAATAAAATTTGCCTGAAGACAAGTTAATAAAATTGCTTCCATAGATGAACGATCCGTTCCGAGTCGGCTTACTTCCGTTCGCTATTCGCAAATAGCGAATGAACGTTAGGATTATTTTATCATCCTGATCGTATATAGTCAAGTAGTTTTGTAATTTTTGATACAAAAAAAAACCACCCCTTTTTGGGGTGGCAGTACTCAATCTATGGGTGATCGATCAACCGATTGCAGGTGCAGTGAGAGCAACAGGAGTTACATCAGCAGCAGCAAGGTCAAGAGGGAAGTTGTGAGCATTACGCTCATGCATTACTTCAAAACCAAGGTTAGCACGGTTCAGAATATCAGCCCAGGTGTTAATCACACGACCGTCAGAAGACAGCAGTGACTGGTTGAAGTTAAATCCATTCAGATTAAACGCCATAGTAGATACGCCAAGGGCAGCGAACCAAATACCAACCACGGGCCAAGCAGCAAGGAAGAAGTGAAGGCTACGGCTATTGTTAAAAGAAGCATATTGGAAGATAAGACGACCAAAATAACCGTGAGCAGCGACAATATTATAAGTTTCTTCTTCTTGTCCAAACTTGTATCCATAGTTTTGAGATTCTACTTCCGTGGTTTCACGAACGAGGGAACTAGTGACCAGAGATCCATGCATAGCAGAGAAAAGAGAACCGCCGAATACACCAGCCACCCCAAGCATGTGGAAGGGGTGCATGAGGATATTATGTTCCGCCTGGAAAACAAGCATGTAGTTAAATGTACCTGAAATTCCAAGAGGCATGGCGTCAGAGAAGGAACCTTGCCCAAAGGGATATACGAGGAACACTGCAGAAGCAGCAGCCACGGGTGCGCTATAGGCAACACAAATCCAAGGACGCATACCCAGTCGGTAAGAAAGTTCCCATTCACGACCCATGTAGGCATAGATACCAATCAGAAAGTGGAAGACGACCAGTTGAAATGGTCCACCATTATATAGCCACTCATCGAGAGAAGCAGCTTCCCAGATGGGATAGAAGTGAAGTCCAATAGCATTGGAACTAGGAACAACAGCACCAGAGATGATGTTGTTTCCATACATGAGTGAACCAGCAACTGGTTCACGGATGCCGTCGATATCGACAGGAGGTGCGGCGATGAATGCAACGATGAAACAGATAGTAGCGGCGAGAAGGGTAGGAATCATTAAGGTTCCAAACCAACCAACGTAAAGACGATTGTTGGTAGAAGTCACCCACTCGCAGAACTGTTCCCAAGTGTTGCTTCCACGCTGTTGAGCAATGGTTGCAGTCATAGTAGAAATCCGTTTGTAAAGTTTTAAGTAAAAGTGTTAAGAAACATTACGTTCCTTAACATTTATTTATAATACCATGGTTCCCCGAACCTGTCAAGCCCCCTGCTCAACGAGTTTTGTAGTCATCCATATCCTTAGTAAACTTGTCAACAAATTGTAAACGTTTCTCCCAGGTATCTCCTCCTTCTCTTCCTCTGCACGGATTGATACATGTTTCATCTCCAAATCTATTACAAACCAAACCAGCTAAATCAATAGGATTTCCTGGTTTACCTGTGCCTGACCAATAGTGTTGATCTTCTATAAATCTAGTTCCACACTTTGGACAGATTTGTATGTTTAAATTTTCCATTTAAGAAAATAGGACTTACATCCTATTATAGTGGGACATTCAAAGATGTCTGTGCTTTTTAATACCAAGTTTATATTTCTTTTGAAAATAAAATAAGATTTCCAGATTTTCGTAATAAATCTAAATGATACTTCCCCCACGGTATCGTAACCCATTCTGTTTTTTTATCTGGTCTAAGTATTAAAACCGATAGATATCTCATAAAAAAGGGGAGCATTTTGCTCCCCCTATTTATCACCAGACACCAGGAATAATTTGCCCTGTTGTCATATAAGTACCAACAGCAATGACGAAACCGAGCATTGCCAGACGAGCGTTGAGGATCTCTGCCTCAGGGGTGAATCCGAATTTCATTTTTGTGTCCTCTTAGTAGTGTTTTGAATAACAATAAATTTATCTTTGGGTAACGTGCCAGCGATACAAACTTTTAGTTCATCATCTCTATCCCAGGCACCACTTTCTATGAGTTCTTGAAGGGCAAGGTTGAATTGCCCAAGCATGTTAGCACTCACAGGTTCTCTTCCTGTTCAGTCAGAATCACACAGTCGCTGGTAGGATATGCCACACAGGTTAGCACCCAACCGTCAGCGAGTTGATCATCATCAAGGAAGGATTGCTCCTCATTATCAACAGTGCCGCTGATAAGTTTGCCAGCACAAGCAGAGCAAGCACCAGCACGGCAACTAGAAGGAAGGTCAACACCTGCCTCTTCAGCAGCTTCAAGAATGTATTGGTCATCAGGACACTGAATAGTTTGCTCAGTGCCGTCAGGGGATTGAAGGGTAATCGAATAGGTAGCCATCAATAAGTTTCGCAAAGTTTTTCGATAGATTTTGCCAGTGTTACGAAGAACACGACACTAAGCATTGTAAAGAAAAGAGTAGTCATTGTCAAGTCCTATGTCAGAAAATGCCAAAAAAGAGTTTGCCTGTGGCAACGTAGGATACCGCACCAGCAATGATGCCAAGCATTGCCCAACGCCCATTATACATCTCAGTCATCTGCATGGGAGTAAGGAGACCTTTGCGATTGTATTCTTGATAAACCATGTCTGGTTCCTTTGCCCACATGTTTTGTTGCCCATACTCATTTGTAGTAACAGTCATTTCAATTTATTAAGATTTACAACAATAGTATATAGCAGAAACGGGGACCTGTCAAGTCCCCGTTTGTTATGGTTGATACCAGTTTAGATAAAATATTTTAATATACTAACATTGGATCAGGTACTCTATAAGTTGTTGAATATTTACCTACACCTATGTAATATCTAAAGTCCTGAATATATACACCAACTGGCATTCTTCCTTTATCAAAATTTCTAGCAAAGAAATTATAATTATATCCAGTAAAATCTTTGGTGTTTGTTGCAGAGTTTAAAATAGTTCCTCTGGCACCAATAGTATCAGAAGTAGTGAGACCATCTACTGCAACTCCTGTACCTGAAGATTCTTTAGAACCAACTGCAATATGAAAGGTATTACCAACTCTGGAAACTGCAATATGATACCAAAGTTTTGGAGAAAATATTTGACTTGTCGTTTTTACAATTTCAGTTGATGTATTAAGACCAGTTCCATATCTAACTTGAACTCCCCTACGTTCTGCAGCAACTGGCCAAGAATCTCCCGTAATAACAATATAAGGGACATCATTCGCTGCATTTTGATTATCAATAAAAGTTGGGTACATGATATCAAATTGATTAGAAAAATCAAACGAATCAAATTTCATCCAACATTCAACCGTAAAATCACTAGTACCTAAGTCAATTAAATTTCCTGGTATATTAAAGGCATCAATTTTCAATGAATTTTGATATGGAGTATAAGGAGCTCTTAAGCATGAATCATAAAAACAAGATTCATGCCCTATTATATTTGATTCTGAATATCTAACATAACTAAATCCAGTATATTCACTTCCAGAACCCCTAATTAAATGTGAAATATCCCTTAAACCATACTCTTTATTAAATGGCATTGCCAATACTAAATTAGCAGCATTTGAATCTGATCTCAAAGTATAGTTTATTGGATTACTATCTCTATAATTACTTAATTTGCGTGGCATCAGTTTATTCTCCAACCGCTAGTAGTATTGTATACAAAAATAACAGACGTATCATTAACATCAATTACAAAATCATCAGTCAATCCTTCAATTGTTTCAGTAGAAGGGGTAGCAACGATTATATTTATTTTTCCTCCAACATAATCTAATGCAGAAGTAACATCGGAACTAATTAATACTTTACTTCCATTTGTAGGAGAAGATGGTAAAGTTATTGTGCAATTTCCATTAGTTACTACACAGTAGTCAAGATTAGATAACGTAGTATTGGTATTAACTACTCTATACCTTGCAAATTCTGTTGGTCTTAAACTAGAAAGATTAAAATCTGCCATTTTAGAATACCCTCTCTACAATTTCCCAGTTATTAGATCCAGCATATACTAAAGTGACAGTAGAATTATCAATATCTAATCTTAATCTATCTCCATTAGTATTATTATTAATAGATGATCCTGCTCCTGGATCAATAATAATATTGTTTGTACTTGCTGATCCAGAAACACTACAAACTCTTACCCAATCACCAACCAAAACTCCACTTGCAGTAGATGGCAAAGTAATAGTTCTAGATGTAGTAGAATCCACTAACAGAATTGAATTCAAATCTCCAGATCCAAGTGATATATTAGAAGTAATTACTTGTCCAGTATGTGCATCAAATCTTCTTCCTGTATAAGATAACTTATCAAATGAAACGGCACCATTTTCTATGGTGGTTTCCTTTACTGCATTCAGTGTAAGTTTATCATTAGTAACACTTGTATTACTATAAGATCCAGTTACTAATCTGGAAATAGCTTGTGCCGACATTTTTTAGTTATTGTCCTTCTAGAGTATTTATAACTTTGTCAAATATAAAAGGACCATTGGTTGATCCCCAAACCTGTTTTCCTGTCTGAGGATCTAGTCCTGCATCAATAACCATGTAATAATTTTCACCCAATTCAATTCTACTCATCAATATAGTATCTTTAAAGATGCATCCAGGAACGGTTGTTCCCCTATAGACATTTCCAACTTTATAAAACAACAAATTACATTGATCATTTTCTATAGTTATTGGATTACCTGGAACTACTTTGATTATTTTATCTCTATATGGTTTTTCTTCATGGGAATATCTTTGCATACAGTGAAACTCATACTCACTGATGCGAGTATGAGTCAAAATAATATGTGCAAATGATGTTGGTCTAGAAGATGCTTGATTCCAATTATTAAAACTGCCTTCAAACCAAGTTAAAAATTCATCAATCATTTCCATATGTAGGTGGATGATACTTAAGATACTCAAAGAATGTTAGTTTCATTTCTTTTTGGGTCATACCACAATGTTTTGCCGCACTAGGTAAAGTCATTTTACAATTAAACAATCCTTCATTTGCTTCTTGAACATTTTGTGGGGTTGTTTTCACAGGAATTTCAATCAAGTTGTGATAAGAGATTGGGATAAGATTCATAGGTAATTGCCAAATGGCAAGCGGGTGACGGGGATCGAACCCGTGACTACAACTTGGAAGGATGGTATGTTACCGCTACACCACACCCGCAGAAAGGGGGGCGTCACTCCCCCGTGCTAGGCTCGCCACCAATTTTTTGACTGGAAATTGGAAACCAGGCGGAGAAAGAATTTCCCCATCCGCACCACTTGCTCTTAGGAAAAGCAAGAAACCTTATAGGGTCATATTGACTCCACCAGTTCTGTTATAGTCCATCCGTGACTGAGGGGGTTCTCCCGACCAGGGTTTTTAACGTCTCTCCATGACGGTGTTACACATAAACACCTGCCTCAATCAAGTCAGCTTCAATTTGATCAAGAATGACATTGTAGTCATCCTCAGGATCATCATACAGTTGAATACCACGATCTTCATAATATCGAATAACTTTTTGATAAAGTTTAGGATATTCTTCATCAAGAGCAATGTTACCCTCGACTGCAGAAGTAAGTTTCTTCAGATCAGATTTGAACTTGGAAACAAAATTAGAACGAGACATTGTTGGACGTAATTTACACAGATAAGTTTACATGTTTGAGGTTGTTTTGTCAACCTCAATGCTCGATGAGAGGATCGAACTCTCCTGGAACCGATTATGAGTCGGGTGCTTTCACCAGATAGCTAATCGAGCAGACCAGAATATGGTAACACCATTGCTGATCGTTGTCAAGGGCATCGGGGTGACAGGATTTGAACCTGCGACTTCTCGCTCCCAAAGCGAGTGCTCTACCAAACTGAGCTACACCCCGTTTTTGCCCTTGTGTATGTACATTATACCATAGATGGGAAGAATGATCAATGCCCCACCCATTAGTCCTACTAATGCTGGGGTCTCCATAACTGAAACAATCAAATGAATCATCTCACTTCAAAATCAAGTTTGCGTACTTTACGTTGTTTTCTTTGCTCTTGGAATTCCAAATCTTGTCTAGTCAAGAGTTGGTCCGTCATCTTCATCTGTTTTTTCAAAGGTGCGTTGATTATCTCCACCAACGACAAGTCCACACCGCTGATATTGCCACCACGGATGGACGTAAGGTTGGGGCACTGACAGCATCTCAGTTGTGATGGGTGCTCCTCTAATTGCTTCCCGCAATTCTTGCATCTGATAGTTAACATTTTCAATCATTCCTTTTATATTATCAAGTTCTTTACGAATTTTTAAATACTTTTCTGTATCCATGCTATTTATTTGGATAATGGGCGATGACGGGATCGAACCGCCGACATACTCGGTGTAAACGAGGCACTCTACCGCTGAGTTAATCGCCCAATAAACAAATTATAATACACAATCAATAATTTGTCAAGCCCTATTGAAATGTGGATTCAATTTGCTTTATGTATGTTTCTCTTATCTCTTCACCATAGGATTGATTTGCATCCTTTCTTCCTTTGCAACTGCCAACTCCACAAAATCCACAATTCTTACCAATGATTAAATAATTTCTTACTATATTTTTATATACATCTAATGGAGAACCATTATAGAGATGCTTGACATCAACTTTATTCCTAGAGAGTAATGATAAAGTATTAAAAATAAATCCCATTTGATTAGGGTGATTTAAATTATTGTAGGAACAAAAATTCAAATACTCTTGCATATTATTATTTGCTAAGCTGTATAGTATAGAATATACGCTGCCAATTTTATGGTATAGTTCTTTAGAATAGAATAAATCTGCTACGTCTGTGACTTTTGCTTCTCCATTTAAATCAGAAATACTATTCTTATCCCAAGGAAAATTCCAATTAGATTGAATCATATAATCTAAAAGTTCTCTTAATGATTTTGAAGAAGGAGAATTTAAATATTCAGTTCTACCTCCAGGGTAAAGAACTTTCAAATAATACTGCTGATGTTGCTCATCAATAGTAACATACTCTATTGCTTCAATAG